CCAGCGCGCGCTGGACAGCGTAGGCCGCGTCGAGGGCCTGGTTGTTGTCGCCGGTGAGCACAATCTGCTTGCCGTTGGGCAGCGTGTAGACCGCCTGCCCGACCTTGTTGATCTCGACCTTCAGGCCAAGCGCCTGCGCCTCGGTGACGGTCATCTTGGAGATGGTCTGCTGCAGGCTGGCGGGGAGCGGACCGCTGAAGCTGCTCGCCAGCTTGATCGCCTCGGCATTCGCCGCACGCATCCCATCGGCCTGCCGGCCCATGTCCGAGGTGGCCTTGGACGCCGCGATGCCCTGCTGCCTAGCCGCCTCGATCTCCGCTTGCTGGGCGCGCTCCAGCTCGAGCGTCGCCTTCTCCTTGTCGCGGGTGCTGGCGGTGTGGTCCTTCATGACCTTGTCGTACTTCTCGGTCGCCTCCTGGGTGGTCAGCACCGCCCCGCGGAGACCGAGTTGCGCGTTGTTCAGCTGCTGGGTGGCGTTGTACGCCTCCAGGGCGCGGTCGCGGACCTCGATGTACGCCCTCGAGAGGCCGCTGAGACCTTCCTCCTGGGCGAGGTACGTCTCGTGCGCTTCACGCGCCTGGCGGATCTGGTCGCCGACTGCGCCGGTGAGGTTCTCCGCGGCGCGCAACGCGTTCTGCTGGCTGGCCGACAGGTTGCCGTAGTCATTGACGACGGTGTTGGCGGCACCACCGTTTTCGCGCAGCCAGTTGGTGTTCTTCTTCAGCGCTTCGGCCTGGGCATCGGTGAGCTGGCCCGACCGCTGCCAGCCATCGATCATGAAGTCGGTGTGGTGCTTCAGCGTCTCCAACGCAACGGAGTTGCCGAGCGACGCAGCCTGAACGGTGGACATGCTCACGCCGAGCGCGCCGGCGTTCCCTGCAGCGTCCTTGTCGGCCAGCGACTTTGCGATCGTCGCCTTCGACGCCTCGCCAAGAACGCCCGCGTCCTGCCGCAGCGCATCGACGAGCTGCCGCACAGCTTCCTTGTGCTCGGCCGCCTTCTGGGCGGCTTCCTGCTGCCGCCGGCCGAGCTCGGAAAGCAGGATCGACAGCCCGACGGTGGCGATCGCGGCGGGGCTGAACGCGCCTTCGACGAGGCCTTGCCCAGCCGTCTTCAGAGCGTCGACAGGGCCCTTCGCGGCCTTGACCTTCGCGGCCAGGCCCTCGAACTTGGCGGAGGCGTCGATCCCGAACTTCGAGAGGATCATGTTCGTGGCGAGCAGCGAGCCACCGAACTGCGTGACCTCAGGCGGGAGCGCCGACAGCACGGACACCAGCCCGTTGATCACGCCGAGCGCGCCGGATCCAGCCTGGCCGAAACCGTGCAGGAAGGTGATCACCGGCGACCCGGCGGAGGTCACCTTCAGCAGCGCGGATTCGACCTGCGTAAGACCGCCCTGCAGCACGCCGAGCTCGCTGTGATTGGCGGCCAGGTTCGTGACCAGGTTGCCGAGGAACCCGAGCAGCTCTCGGGTGATGCCGCCCAGCTGGCGCATTCCAGCGCCCGCGTCCACCGAGCCACGCGACATGGCGATGAACATGTCGGACACGCCGGCCCCGGCCTGCCCGGCGAACTCCCGGATTCCCTTGATTTGCGGCAGCGCGTTGCGGGCTGCGACCTCGACGCCGGGCAGTGCCTCCTCGGCGAGGTCGGTCGCCGCGCCGACCAGCTCCCGGACGGCGGGCGCGGCGTCCTTCATGCCCTGCTGGATCCGCGGCGCCATCCGGGAGAAAGCAGCGTCGACGTCCCCGGCCGCCCCGACCAGGCCGTCCTCGAGGACGGTGGACATCTGGTTGGTCTGGTCGGTGATGTGCTCGGAGGTGGCGCTCCAGGCGTCGGATACGCGGCGGCTTTCCAGCGCCGCGCCAAGCCCGACACCGACGAAGGCGGCGGTGGCGATGGTCAGCGCCGCGACGACGCCGGCCGCGCCAACGGCCGCCGCTGCGGGTAGACCGAACGAGAGGCCGCCGAAGGCCATCCCGTTGAAGTTCGACTCGACCTTCTTGGCCGTGTCCTTTGTGGACTTGTCGATCCTCTTGCCGGACTTCTCGGCCTCGTCGGCGATGTCGTCGAGGTCGTGCTTCGCCGAGACCTTGGCCGCGTCCCAGTCAGCCTTATCCATTTTGAGGTAGGCAACGAGCTCGCCGATGTTCAGCGCCACGCGGCTACCTCCTTCTCGGGTCCGGCGGTGGGGGTGGGAAGAACACCCGGTGCACGCGGGTGTCGGGGGACTGGAGCAGGCCCTGGATGCGGACGCGGAGCCACCGCCAGGACCGAGCCTTCAGCAAGGCCCGGTCGCCGACGTCGATGCCGTACAGCTCGTGCAGGTCCGCCTCGACGAGCGCCCACTTCGCGAGCAGCTCGACCCAGGTCGGGCCTACCGTGCCTTCGGCTTCCGCTTTCGCTTCCGGGCTGAGGTCGTACCAGCGGTGGAGCCCGGTTGCGGCGTCGTAGTCGCCCCGCCCCGTGACGCCTTCCGGCGTGTCTTCCGGTTCGGGGCCGGGGCTTCCCCCGGCAGCAGCTGCTCGGCGACCGCCTCGCCCATCGTGAAGTGGACGAACGCGTACTGCGTCACGCCGGCGATCTTGCGCAGCGGGACCTGGTCGGCGCACAGCTCGTCGTAGACGTCGCCGAGCACCATCCGCGTGAGGTCGACCTCTCGGCCGCCGTCGAACTGCAGGCTGGCCAGCTCCTCCGGCGTCACCTCCGCGCCCGCCGCCGTGCGCTTGGCGGTCTGGGCCAGCGCCATGAGGTAGAGGCCGGTGTCGGCGTCGGGCTCGGCGATCCGGTATTCCTTGCCCTCCGGATGTGCCTTGCCCGACACCTTGACCGCCAGCACCTCGTCCCCGAGGAACTGCGTGAGGTCCTTGAGTGCAGCCATCAGCTGTAGGTGTACTTCGACTGGGCGGTGGCAGCCGAGGCGCCCGCGGCGTTGGTGACGATGACGTCGACCTGGCCGGCTGCGTGCGCCGGGGCGATGGCCTCGATCAGGCCGTCGGAGATGACGTCGTAGGCGGTGGCGTTGGTGCCGCCGATCTTGACGCCGGTCGCGCCCGTGGTGCCGGTGAAGTTCGTGCCGGCGATCCGGACCAGGTTGCCGCCCGCGGCCGCGCCCCCGGCGGGGGTGAGCAGCGTGATGACGGGGATGACGGCGCCGGTGTTCGGGTGCGTGATCGGGTTCTGCTTACCCTGGCCGCCGAGGGTCACCGACACGATGTCGAGGTCGGACATCTTGCCGCCGTCGGGGGACCAGGTGACGGAGGCGATCCCGTCGTAGGCTTCGGCGCGCGGGCCGTTCGGCGTCATCTCGTACCAGCGGACGTGCACGCTGTTGTTCGGGCCCATCTTGCCGATCGCGCGGGAGCGGAGGTATTCCTGCCCTGGGTCGTACACGGTGGCGTCCGCGACGGTGACCTTGCGGGCGACCTTCATCACCAGCGACCACTTCTCCGCGGTCTTGGTCTCCGAGCCGTAGCCTTCGGAGTCATAGTCGGAGTCGTCCTGCATGGTGGGGTCGGACTTCGGCTGGAAGTCGGTGATGCCGAACACGCCGATCCAGTTCGGGCTCACCGTCGAGAAGTTCGTGTCGACGTCGAGGTACCACTTCCGGGCGGTGGTCGATGCGCCCAGCGGGCTGCGAGTCGGGACGGGCATCGTGTTCTCCTAGGTGCGGTTGGCGCTGGGCCTGTGGACGGTCAGGTAGTAGTTGTCGCTGTGCTCCCACCGGTTGCTGTCGTCGCGGCCGAGCGGGACGCCGGAGTTACGCAGCGCCTGGACGACGCGCACGGGGCCGAGGTTGAAGGCGGTCTTGCCATGCAGCACGTCGAAGACAGCGTCGCTAATCGCCTTGACGTCGTGGGGGTTGGTGCCGCCGCGGCACTTGACTTGCACGCCGATCCGGGAGTCCGAAAGGGACGGGTCGTCGGTGACGGGGTAGTCCGACAGCACGATCGCCCGGTCGGGGGTCTGGGGCATCGCGGCGAACACGATCGCCGTCTCTCCGGGCAGGTACGCCGAGCCGTCGCCGCGATAGGCGCCGGCGCCGGCCGCAGCGAGGTACGCCGCCAGGCCGTCGAGGAGGTCTCCGGTGAAGCTCATTCGAGGGCCCTCCGAAGTTCGGCGGCGATGATCTCGGCGACCGTGCCCTGCTCGGCATTCAGCGGTCCCTCGAGGTACTTCGCCGTGCGGCCCTCGGTGTGCCGCCAGGTCAGTTCCTCGTGCTGCCGGGCGGCGTAGACGGTGTCGTAGGAGACCGCGGCTTCGAGGCCGTCCTGGCTCGCGACGCCGGACCGTTCCAGCGTGCCCTCCTCCAGCGGCACGACGGCGCGGGACGCCTGCAGGACGTGCTCGGCTCCGAGGGCCAGGCCGTGCTCGGCGGCCGCGGTGGCCTCGGCGTCGACCTGCTCGCCGTTCCAGTTCACCTCGGCGCGGATGCTCACGTGCAGTTCACCTCCACGTGCGAGGGGACGGGGAGCTTGCCGCCGTCGCGGTCGGCGACGGTGATGACGGTGGCCACCCGGGTGCCGAGGTCCACACGGGACTGCGGCGGCGCGACGGTGCCGGGCAGGCAGTAGAGCGTCGTCTCGGAGACGACCTGCTCGCCGTTCGGCCCGCGGACGAGGCGGCGCTTGTCCTCCCGGAAGCACTTCACCGCCACGCCGGTGCCGTACACGGGCCCGTTCGCGCCCGCGCCCGCGAAGGGCTCGACGGTGACTTTGTGCTGGAGCAGCCACTTCGGGAGCTTCACTACCTGCCCTCCCACGGGTAGGAGGCGACGATCGCCCCGGCGAGGACGCCGGCGTCGCGCAGGATGGTGTCCGCGGCGGGCGCGAGCCGCCCCTGCCCGGCTGCCCCGCTGCCGGCCGAGCCGCCGCCGCGGGACATCGACACCGGCCCGATGCTGACGTTGGTGAACTGCCCGGCCACGCCTTGCTCGTCGCCGGTCTCCGCCCACCAGTACACCTGGGCGCAGGTGGCGAGCCGGAACGCTTCCCGCACGTCGGTGTCGGTCGGGTAGCCGTCGGTGTCGGTGTCGTAGATCGCGGTCTTGGTGGCACGCCTGATTTCCCTCGACGCGGACGCCAGCTGCCGCGTCAGCTCGGTGTCGCTGCTGGACAGCGTGACGTCCTCGGGCTTGCTCCCGGCGAGGTCGCCGAGCGTGGCGTAAACGAGGGCCATCGGGTGTGTTCACCTCCTCCAGAGGGGTGCGCGGGCCCGGGTCTCCCGGCCGGGCCCGCGCGGGCCTACTGCGCGATGACGAGCGGGACCTGGCGCTTGAACGCCGGGGTGGCGATCGTCGCCGGGGCCGTCGCGGTGAGCGCCGAGCCGGACGTCTGGGCGAGGTTGCCCTCCCCGGTCAGCACCGGCTTCGCGCCCGCGGACGCACCGACGAGCGTCGGCACGGTGGTCGCCGTGACCGACAGGGCGGCCCAGTAAATCCCCGAGGTGGCGATCCGGACCGGGGTGGCGAGGGTGAACGTCTTCGCCGTGTCCGCGGCCCACGCGCCGTTCGTGCCGTCCGCGGACTGCGCCAGCAGCGCCGGGGTGGCGGCGTTGCTGTACAGCGCGGCGAACTGGTTCGTCGGCGTGCCGGCCGCGGTCGCGCCGGAGATGAACGTCAGCGAGCTGATCAGGTCGCCGGCGTTCAGCCACAGCGCCACCGACATCAGCACGCCGGACGCGGCCGCCGGGACGTCGTCCAGGCACACCCGCGGCAGGTTCGTGCGGTGAAACACCTGGTTCGGGTCCGGGCGGTCCGAACTGGACAGCCAGGAGAGGGCGTCGCGCACGACGCCGCGGTAGGCACCGAGCTGGGTCATGCCTGCTGCTCCTTCGCGATCTTGGCGGCCAGCTCCTTGAGCTGGTCGCGCTTGAGGTCCTTGACCTGGTCCTCGGTCGCGCCGATGGCCAGGCAGTGGGTGCGCCAGTCGGCCTCGGACGCGTTGCCCGCGGGCGCGACCTTCGGGTCGTCGGCGAAGGTGGGCACCGGCGCGGGCGGCTCGGTCTCTTCCGGCTCGGCCGGGCTCTCGTCGACCGCTTCGACGCTGTAGCCGGCGCCCCGGAAGTAGTTGAGCGCCCCGGCCGACGCCGGGCCCTCGTAGCGGCCGCGTGCGAACGCGCAGCCGGCGACTTCGCCGGTGTAGTCCGTGACCGGCGCGCTGATCTTCCACGTGGTCATGGGGTTCACCGCACCTTCAGGTTGCGGAGCACGGCCGCGGCCTTGGTGTTCTTGAGGACCATCGCGGCCGGGCCGAGCTGGACCTCACCGGTCTTCACCGCGCCGGCGGTGGAGAAGTCGGGCAGCCAGGTCCGCAGCAGCTGCGAACCGGCCTTCGACGCGCCGTGCAGCGAGTCGATGCCGAAGGTGGCCGCGTACAGGTCGGTCAGGCCGGTGATGTTGCCGCCGGCGCCGACACCGTCCGGGTCGCGCGTCTCGATCGGGACGAGCGGCGCGGAGCCGTCCTCCCGGTCGCCGAGGTCGACGAGCACCCAGTCGCCGTACTTCTTGATCGTGCGGCCCAGGTCGTCCTTGGACTCGGTGTAGGTGCCCGCGCGGCGGGCGATCGACCGCACGCGGGTGATGGAGTCGGTGTTGCCCATGATCGCCTTGACGCCCGGCGGGAGTTCGCCGGCGTCGTTGCCGGTCATGCCGCCGGTGCGGGACGGCACGACCTTGGACAGGAACAGGTCGAGCAGGTCCATCGCGTCGTGGGCCTTGTCGACGGTGTTGATCGTCGTGTTGGTCCAGTCCGCGTAGGCGGTGCCGCTCGCGTTCGGGATGACTTCGGTGGTGGTGCCGGCGAGTGCCTTGTTCAGGCCGTCGAAGCCGAGCGGGTCGACGGCGATGTCGCCGAAGAGCAGCTCCCGGGCGAACCGGATGGGGATCGAGGCCAGCAGCTGCTGCAGCTGGAAGGTGTTCTCGTTGGTCGAGGCCGGGCCGAGGTTGGCGAGGTCACGGTCCAGCGTGTACGCGCCACCCATCGGCTTGAGGTTGACCGTCGCCTGCGCGCGGGTCGCCTGGCCGGGCACGAACTCCTGGTTGAACGCGCGGAAACCGGCGGAGGCGGCCGTGACCAGCCGGGTGTAGCCGTACTGGAGGCTGGCGCCGCCGGTGCCGGGCGTGACGACGTCGTCGAAGACGATCTGGTCGAACAGCCAGCTGGACCGGCGCAGGTTGTCGATGACCGCGTAGTCGAGGTCGACCGCGGCGTTGAGCTGCGCCTGAGCGAGCGTCACAGGCATTTCGTGCTCCTAGTGGACTATCGGCTGCCGAGCGCCTTGGACACGGCGGCCTGGAGGGAACGAGGTCGGGTGGTGGGGGTGCTGCCACCGCCGGGGTGGTCACCGCCGGACCGCGTCGCCGGCGGAGCGGCGGCCGCGGCCTTGTGCTTCGGGTGCTTGTCGACCCACACGGTGATGTGGGCCTGCAGCTTGGTGCGGAACTCGGCGGACTTCGGGTCCAGCGCGATGAGGTCGCCGAGGGAGTCGAGGAAGGCGTTCGAGTCGAGGAGAGCGTCCGCGTCCGCACCGGCCGTGGGCGCGACCCGCAGGATCGCGTTCTCGGCCGCGGTTTCCCAGTTGATGGCCTGCTGCTGCGTGACCTGCGCCGCCAGGGCGTCCGGGTCAGGCGGGGCGTCGGAACCTTCCGGGGTGAGACCGAGGGCCTTGAGGACCGCGTCGCGCTGCTGCGTGGCCGCCTGGGCCTGCTGGGTCGCGCTCTGCTTGTCCGTGCGGTGCTTCGCGTTCTCCTTGCGCAGATCGTCGATGACCTTCTGCGCCTGCTCGAGCGTCATGCTCGGGCTGCCCTGCTGCTGGGTGTCCGGCGCCTGGCCGGGCTGCTGCTGTGCGGGCGGTGTTGCGGGCGGCTGGGTCCCCTGCGGCGCCTGGCCACCGGTTCCCGCGTCAGCCGGGGCGCCTGGCCCCTGCGACGGTTCTGCCATGATCGTACGTCCTTCCTGGACGGTCTACTCGGACTGCTGCTTTTTTCCGGCGAGTCGCCCGAACTTGCGGGCGCCGGGGCGGCGCGCGGGCGGCGCGTCGGCCTTGGCGCCCTTCGCCGCCACCTGGGCGACGAGCTTCCTGAACCGGGCTCCGGAGCCCAGCTTCGGTCCATCGGCCACGGCGGCCTCCCTACTTCCTCTTCAGGGCCCGGAGTGCGGCGAGCGTGGCTCGGTCGCCGGGGCTGAGCCGCTTCCGGCCCTCCAGCTGGAGGATCTTCTTGCTCACGCCGGCGTCGCCGTGCATGAGCAGGTAGCGGTTGGCGAGCACGGTCTGGTCTTCGTCCGTGGGTTTTCCGCTGCTCAGGTACGCCTGTGAGAGGGGACGCTTGCTGATCTCCTCCGGGCTGGCCGTCTCGGCACGGGAGGTGTCGAGCGACTTCAGCGCAGCGAGTTCCGCGCGCTGACCGGGCAGCGGGCGCTTCTTGGCTTCGAGCTCAGCGATCCGGGCCTTGACGCCGTCAGGCCCGTGGTGCTGCAGGCGGTCGCTGGCCATGGCCCCGTAGTCCTTGTCGGGGAGGCCGGAGCTGAGGTTCGCCGGGCCGGTGTAGCGGTCTTCCGGCTTCGCGGCCGCTTTCAGCTTGGCGCGGTCCGTGGCGTCGTCGTCGGCGAGGAAGACCAGGTCGTTCGGCTCGCCTCCGATGCGGATCGCGGCGTCGTGGTCTGCCTGCGTCATGGCCTTGCGGTTGTCCTCGGGGACGATGTGCAGCTTGCCTTCGCGGCTCATCCGTTTCAGGTGGGTGTCCTGCTCGGCCCGCGGCATCCCGCGGGCGTCGAGCTCCTTCCGCACGTCAACCATCCCCACGTAGCCGTGCGACTGGTTCGCCGTGAACGTGTGCATGAAGTCGGTGAAGTGCTTGTCGAACCGGCCCTCGGGGGTGTCGGGCTCGGCGGGAGCCTTCGGCGCCGCCGCTGCGGGCCGCGCCTTGGCGATGGGCAGCTTCCCGCCCATCGATCCCTTGTCGCGGTCGGCCGGGGACAGCTGGCCCTTCACCGAGCCGCTGCCGAGCTTGCCGCTCACCTTCCCGCGGCCCTGGTGCTCGACGGCTCCCTTCTGCTTGGCGGACAGCTTCTTGTGCCGGGCGCCCTTGCCGAGGCGCTTCGCGTCCATGTGCGCGAACGCGGCGCGCTTCGACTCCGGGGGCAGGTCTTCGAAGCTGAAGGCCACTGTGGACTCCTCATCGGGCGGTGCCGATCCGCTCGCGGTGGGGCTGGCGGAACAGCGTGGTGGGTGCGGTCTTGAGGTGCTCGCGGATCTCGGCCTGCGCCGCGCGGACGTCGCCCTCGAACTGCCTCTTGGCTTGGGGGTCGAGCGCGCCGGCGGCCTGCAGCTTCGCCTTCCGGACCTTCCGCTCGAGCGCGCGGAGCTTCTGCCGGGCGAGGTCGCCGTCCGGGTCGGCGGTGTCGGTCGGCAGCCGGGTCACGCCGGGCAGGTACGCGGAGAGGCTGTGGCGGCAGTTCGGGTGCATCAGCCCGGCTGCGACGGCCTCGACGACCGACCCGGCCACGCGGACGGTCATCTGCCGGTCCTGGGTGCCGTGCAGCGCCCGGACGGTGCGCTCGCCCGGCCCGCCGGTTCGCGCGAGGACCTTGCCCTCCCACGGCCGGCAGCGCGCGCACTCCTGCGGCGCGTCGGAGACGACCACCAGGTCGATGCCGGCGGCGGCGAGCCGGTCGAGGTTGCCCTGCACCGCGGCCTGCGCGGTGCCGGTGCGCGAGGCCATCTCGACGTAGGAGGCGAGCTCCCAGTTCCGGCCCCGCTTGTCGGTGAACCCCGTGATCCCGCGGGCCAGCAGCTCCTCCCAGGCGCGCTGCGCGGTCCGGAGGCGGGTTTCCCAGCCGGTGAGGGTGCCGGTGAGCATCATCTTCGCCATGACCGACCGGTAGGCGTCGAGGTCCCAGCGGAGGATCCGCACGTGCGTGCCGAGCAGCTTGCTGGTGAGCGCGTACACCATCCGCTGGATCGCACCCAGCTGCGGCAGCTGCTTGCGGAGGTCGGCCAGCATCCGGTCGGACATCCCGGACCGCTTGGCCAGCTCGGCGATCGCGGCCTCGCCGCCGCGGTCGTACGCCAGCACGATCGCCTGCTCGACGGTGCCGGTCAGGTCGGCCTCGATCTTGTTCAGCAGCGACCGGGCACCGCGGGACAGGATGCCGAGCGCGGCCAGCTGCTTCTCCGCGTTCGGGGGTTCGTCGATGCCGGAGCGGAGCTGGCGGGAGATCTGGTCGGCCAGCTGGACCTCGAGCCCGTGGTAGAGCTCGGCGATCGTGCCGGCGATGTCCGCGCCGAGCGTCCGGTCGACCGGCATCGCGCGCTACTCGCCCGCCGTGGGATTGTCGGCCGGCGGCTTGCCGTCGCCCGGCTCTCCGGTGAAGGTGTCGGGGTTCTCGACCTGCATCGGTCCGGACTCCTTGAGGATCCGACCGACCTCTTCGCCCACCTCGGTGTCGTCCCACTCCGGGTGGAGCATCCGGACCTTCGTCTCGGCCGAGGCCGCGCGGGCGGTCTCCAGCTGGGCGAGGGTCTGGGAGAGGCTGAGCAGGTCGGGCTGGACGGCGTCGGGGAAGTTGACCGTCGGGGCTTCGCTCGCGTCGAGCTTCCAGCCGAAGTGGACGACGCCGATCTTCAGCAGCGCCTGCGCGGCCTCGGCCAGCCGCGGCCGCTGGTAATTGATCTTCTTGCCACGGGTAGTGAGCGACTTGCGTTCGCGCGCGGCCACCTCGGTCGCGGTGATCGCCACGTCGCCGGTGAGGCCGAACGACTGCTGCGAGTACCCCACCTCCGTCACGATGCGGCCGTACAGGTGCAGCGCGGACTTCTCGTGTGCTTCCCAGCGGATCTCGAACTGCTGCAGCGTCAGCTGTGTTGAGCCGTCCGTCGCCGGGATCATGTTGATGGCCTCGTACGCCTCACGGTCGCTGTCGAACTGCGCGCCGCGGCCGGGTCCGCGGTCCTGGAGGAACGCCTCCGGGACGATGATCCGGGCCTTGGCCAGGCGGATGTCCCGCATCCACGAGGTGTAGACCTCGTCGACGGCGTCCATGAGGCCCTCGACGCCGGCGAAGTCGGAGCGGCCGAACGGCGCGCACTTCGGGAGGTGGCCCCATTCGCGGTTCGGCTTGATGTTCGGGATGAACACCGCGGTCAGCTGGTCGATCCCGGTCGCGATCGCGCCGTCAGCGTCGACGACGTCGGCCAGGCCCTCGGTCTCCGGGTACTCGGTGAGCGGCGCCGGCTTGCCGAGAGAGGTCTCGGTGCCGACGTACACCCCGTGCAGGATCCGGCCGGCGCCCTTGAACACCTCGTGGCGTTCGAGGTGCCGGACGACCACCTGGGCGTCGCAGGCCAGCTGCTGAACGAAGGTGACCGCGGTCAGCCTGCCGTAGCGCCACTCCGGGATGGCGGCGTCGACGTGCACGGCCTGCAGCCACGGGCCGGTGGTGCTGACGTCCTTGTCCCAGACGATCCGCAGGTACACGCCCGACTTGGCGGCGGCGATCTCGGCGGACTCCAGCAGCGTGGCGTGCAGGTCGTCGTTCGCGATCGTGTCGAGCTGCTTCTGCACCCCGTCCTTTTCGGACGTGAGGGTGATCGGCTCGGAATAGAGCAGGTCCGCGCTTGTGGTCGCGATGTCCGACCCCACCGGGACGTGCAGCTTCGACCGCTTCTCCCCGGGCGGGATCGGCTGGCCCCAGAACCAGCGGGCCAGTGTGCCGACGACGCCGCCGCGCAGCTGCGACGGGCGCAGGTTCGGGTGGTTGACCAGCCGGCCGCCGAGCCGTCCGTAGACCTCGGAGAGCTGCTCGGGGTTGCCGGAGTACCAGGCGCCCCACTCGCGGATGGTCTCGAAGGCTTCGACGAAGTCCTTCGGCGGCCACGGCGTCCCGGCCTCGGGCAGCGGCACGTCAGGCCTCCTCTTCGACGGTGATCTTCACGAGGGCGTCGACGGGGACGTGCAGCTCGGCGAGGGCGTCCAGCGCGGCGTTCGCGTGGTCCTCCCACGTCGAGTCCATGTCGTTCTCGCCGCGCATCCGCTCGGCCATCAGCGCGGCCAGCTCGGCCCGGGTGGCGTACCGGCGGCGCTGGACGGTAAAGCGGCCGGCCGCGACGTCGTCGAGGCCGGTGTGCCCGGCGGCGATCGCCTCTCGCGCGCACGGTGCGCAGATCGCGGGGCCGCCGCACTTGGCGACGAGGCGCGGCGGCACGTCGGCGGCGCCGGGCTCGGTGGAGCCGACCCAGTGGCCGTGGCTGGTGTACGGCATCAGCTGCGCGCCGGCCACGCGTACTGGCCAGGAGCGTCGCCGCCGCACCGCGAGGTGACCCAGAGGCTGTCGTTGCCGTCGAGCAGCACCTGCCCGTTGACGGCCGCGCCCGGCTGGTCGCCCCAGACGCGGGTGATCACCATCGGGTAGACCTCGCCCGGGTTCACCGCGTTGCCGACGTGCACCTGCGAGCCGTCCGCGTTGTCGCGGTGCTGGGCCATCGACTTGTAGGCGTCGTTGCGGCGCCGGTTGACCTCCGCGACGTCGGAGTCGCTGAGGGCGTAGTGGACGATGCGCCCGATGCTGGGCTTCTGCTCGGTCATGCTGCGTGTCCTTCCTGGACGTGGGGGCGCCAGAGCGCCTCGGTGGTGTGGATGCCGTACCGGCCGCCGTCGAGCGAGTGGTCAGCCGCCTTGATCGGGGCGTCCTCGCCCTTCTCGGCCTTGTCGGGGTCCCAGCTGTAGCCGGGGATCTCGGAGATGAAGCCCTCGCAGGACTCGTGGACCTTGAGCAGGTCGCGGGCGAACAGCGAGGACAGGGTGCGGATGCCGTCGAGGACCTCGTTCCGCGCGAGCGTGGGCGTGAGCCCGTCGTGGTGCAGCTGCTGCACGAAGCTGGCGGCCGAGGGGTCGACGACCGTCCACTCCGGCCAGATGCCCTTCGCCGCGGGGAAGTGCGGGTGCGGGAGCTCGCCGAGCCAGCCCCGGAACCGCTCGGAGTACTCGACGTCGGTCAGGGACCGGCGCTGGTGCTTGGAGTCCCAGCGCCACTCGTGGGTGAGGTACAGCCGCCGGGCGCCGTCCTGCTCCGGGTGGCCGAGGCCGAGGATCAGCGCGGCGAACGGGTTCGTGGTGCCGTAGTCGATGCCGGCGCTGAGCCAGCGGTCGATCTGCGGGAGCTCCTTGACGACGTGTCGGGCCGGGTCCCACATGTCGTACACCGCGCCCTCAGCGAGGCACCACTCGCCGAGGATGAACCGCCGGTACCACAGCCCGACGTACTGCCGCTTCAGCCGCGCCACGTACGCCGGGTCCAGGCTCGGGTTGTCGTCGAGCGTGAAGTGCCACGAGCGCAGCCCGACGTCGGCCGCGCGGAGCACGAAGTCCTTCCGCAGCCAGTGCGCCGGCCCGTCGGGGTTCGTGGTGGCGTACAGCTTGGCGCCGCGGACCGAGAGCCGGGACAGCAGCATCATCCAGAACCCGCGGGGGAGCAGCGTCGCCTCGTCGGCGTAGGCGAGCGCGATGGTCGCGCCGCGGATCTTGCTCTCCGCCTGGACGTCGTTGGCGCCGATGATGTGCACCGTGCGGCCGAGGATCGTCGCGACGCCGGCGCCGCGGGTGTGGTGGACCTGCTTGGCCAGCACCCCGAACAGCTCAGCGGACTGGAGCGGCTCGATGAGGTTCCGCTCGATCGTCTCTTTCGTCTTCCCGCAGATGACGATCATGCCGATGTCCGGGGCGACGGCGAGGGCGATGAGGAACGCCAACAGCGACGCGATCGTCTTGCCGGACCGGACGGCACCGGACCAGAGCGCGATCTGCTCGGTCTGGCCGGCCTCGACGATCGACCGGATCTGCTTCGGCGACATGACCGCCAAGATCCGGGAGAGGTCAAGCTCCGGCATCGTCCGGCGGGAGCTGGTCGTACGCGGCCTGCAGCCCGGCCGCCAGCGCGCCGAGCATGGACTTGGCGCCGTCGACACCGCCGGAGCCGGTGTCGTGCTCCTCCAGCTTCATGCTCGCGTTGGCCGCAGTGGTGCAGGCCTGCACCA